CTTCCTTATGGCTAATTCTTGGGGAGAATCCGGCACAACCTGGGGACAAGGTAACTGGGGTGAACAAAATAATTTCACTGTTTCTGGTTTAACTGGTCTATCTGCTACTGGGAGTCTTGGGACTCCTTTACCTTATTCTGAACAAGGATGGGGTCGAGATGGATGGGGAGAGGAACCTTGGGGAGATAGTTATGATCCCGTTATTGCCCTTACTGGATATTCAATCAGTTCATCTTTAGGAACTTTAGCTTATGCCCAATCAGAAGAAGGTTGGGGTAGAGATGAATGGGGCTATGGTAACTGGGGAGAAAATACTACAACCGTAGCTGATATTACTGGCTTCGAAATGACTGGCCTACTAGGCGTTGCAGGTTGGGGTAGAAGTACTTGGGGCAATGATCCTTGGGGAGCAGAAAGTATAGTAAACATAGAACTGGGACAGCCATTAACAGGGCTCGCAATGACTGGTGCATTAAATACTTCTTTAACACTTAATTTCGATTTTATATTTAGTCTTACTACTTCTTTATTAGGAACTGTTGCTCGAGGATCAATTGCAGTTAATAATGGAGCGGACCATACACAAGGATTAGCAGGTCAAGCTGTAACAGGACATATAGGATCTATTGCTCCAGCAGATGTTATAGGGTTATCAGGATTAACAGGAACTATGGCGTTAGCTACTGTAGCTACTGGAGATGTTCAAAGAGTTTCTCCAAGTGGTTTAGGAGCAACAGCATATTTAGGTACTTTACCTACAATAGATTATATCACAGTAGGATTATCTAAGTTGACAGCCACAGGATCTTTAGGAACTTTTTCTACTATTACCAATATGTCTATAGGCTTGACTGGGTATTTAATTACTGGTAGTTTGGGATCAAGCGGCGTTTCTCCATTAGGTTATAAAGACATAAACATAACCGGAAACACATCATATAGCGGTGTTGACATTACGGGAAACACATCGTATACAGATATTGACATCGCTTAAATTAGGAGATTAAAACTATGGGATCAAATTATACACCTCTTGGCGTTCAGCTAATGACGACTGGCGAAAAAGCCGGCACGTGGGGTACATTAACTAATACTAACTGGGACATAATGGAGCAAATCTCCGGTGGTTATAAAGAACAAGACATAGCCGGTGGAGCTGGAGCTACTACCCTATCAGTTTCTGATGGATCAACAGGTGCTACACTTGCACACAGAATTATTAAATTAACAGGATCAATTACAGGAAATAGAACAGTAACTATTCCTTTAGACGTTCAAACTTTTTACATTGTTACTAACGGATCAAGCGGAGCTTATACAGTTGAATTTAAATATGTATCAGGTTCTGGTTCTAGCGTAACTTGGTCAGCTACAGACAAAGGAACAAAAATTATTTATGCAGCTGCGGATGACGGGACCAATCCTAACATCATTGATGTTGGAATGGGAACGGTTACTCTTACAGGAACAGAAACTTTAACAAACAAAACTTTAACTTCACCAAAAATTGGAACTGCAATTTTAGATACAGGTGGAAATGAATTAATTAATTTTACTGCAACAGGATCAGCAGTTAACGAACTTACTATAGCTAACGCAGCTACAGGAGTTACTGGACCAGTTATTTCAGCAACAGGTGAAACTAATGTTGGTATTAATATTAATCCTAAAGGTTCAGGAGTTCTTAAATCGGGCTCAGCTGCAATTAAAATTGCAGGAACAGAAACTATTTTTGTTCCATCTTCTGCTATGTATGGATCAACAACAAATGGTGCTGATGCACAACAAGTTGAAACTACAGCAACAAGACCAGATTTAAAAGTTTTAGATTTTGATGCAGGTACAGCGGAATATGCACAGTTTGCTATTGCGATGCCAAAATCATGGAATTTAGGAACAGTAACTTTCCAATATTTTTGGGCTCCAAGTAATACAAATACAGGAAACGTTATTATGGGATTACAAGGAGTTAGTGTTTCTAATGATGGAACAGCTGATGTTGTTTTCGGAACAGCACAAGAAGTTACAGACGCTGGAACAGGAACTGTTGAAGATGTACTTGTTTCTTCAGTTAGTTCTGCAATGACAATTGCCGGATCTCCAGCTGATGACGATTATACATTTTTTCAAGTTTACAGAGACGCAGCAGATGGTAGTGATACCTTTACAGGAGACGCTAGATTATTAGGAATTAAATTATTCTATACAACAGACGCTGCTAATGACGCTTAGGAGTAGACATGGAAGATTTTGAAAACCCTTTTGGAATAGCTTCACCAAGACGAAATCGAAAGAATAAAAAACCAAAAACAAAAAGTTTTGGTTATCAAGTCTTAGGATTTGGTGCTGGTGGTGTTGCTGCTAAATTCATAGTGGCTTCAGGTGGAAATTCTGTAACTACTTGCGGAAATTTTAAAATTCATAAATTTACAGGCCCGGGTACTTTTACCGTTTGCTCAGTAGGTAATGCTGCTGGTTCAGAATCAGTAGATTATTTAGTAGTTGCTGGTGGTGGCGGCGGTGGCGCCTGGGACAGTACAGCTGGAGGTGGCGGTGCTGGAGGATATAGAGCAACAGGTTATGGCCCAAGTCCTTTACGTGGAAGTGCTTTACCCGTTTCAGCAACAGGTTATCCAATTACAGTAGGCGCTGGCGGTGCTGGTGGGCCAGGTGCTAAACAAAGTGGTAACGATGGATCAAATTCGGTATTTTCAACTATAACTTCTACAGGTGGCGGAGGTGGAGGAGCACATTCTCCAACTGACGGCAGGCCTGGAGGTTCTGGAGGTGGCGGCCCAGCCGCAACACACCTTCCTCCCATGGCTGGAGGAACAGGTAATACTCCTCCAGTAAGTCCTCCTCAGGGAAATGATGGAGGAGATGGTAAAGGAGCCGCAGGAGTATTTAATGCTGCAGGTGGTGGCGGAGGTGCTACCGAAGCAGGTGCATGCGGTGAAGGACCCCCTCAAGTAACAGGTAGAGGAGGTGCTGGTGCGCCTAATACTATTTCAGCAAGTGATGTAGCTTATGCTGGTGGTGCTGGTGGTACTGGTGGAAGTAAATCTCCTTGTGGATCAGGGGGTGGATATGCGCCAAGTCCAGAGGGCGGACCTCAAATTAGTGGTTCGACAAATACTGGTGGCGGCGGTGCTGCCGGTCATCCAAGTCCAGGAACAGGTGGTTCAGGAATAGTGATCATAAGGTATCTCTATCAATAAATTATGGCACACTTTGCAAAAATTTCAGATGCTAATGTAGTCTTACAAGTGTTAAAACTTGATGATAAAGATATGCTTAATGAAGCTGGTGTTGAAACTGAATCTGTTGGGCAAGCTTATTTAGAACAACATAATAATTGGCCTGCACATCTTTGGATTCAAACTTCATATAACACTTGGTCTAATACTCATAACTCAGGAGATAATTCTAAAGCATTTAGAGGAAATTATGCTGCTATAGGTCATACTTGGGATTCGGATAATGAAATTTTTTGGTCTCCACAACCTTTTGCTTCTTGGAGTAAAAATACTACAACAGCTCAATGGGAATCACCCGCTGGTGTGGAACCCTCATTAACTGCTGAACAACAAAATCAAAACGCGGCCCAGACTCATTGTTGGGAATACACTTGGAATGAATCAACTCAATCTTGGGATTTTGCAGACATGTATGCATAATTGATATAGATCAAATTTTGGACTTATATTGACATTATATTCCTAGTTATTTATAAGAAGAAAGAAATGGAAAAGAAAGTATTAACAGAGATAGCATTATTTTATGGAGACGTTTCGATGCCAAAAGGTTTTGAGATTGATCGTTCTATTTTATGTATAGATACTTTAAAACATTCCTTTAGAAATTTAAGTAATCCTACTTTAGATTTTCCATTTTCAAGATCATGGGATATGCTAAACACTTATGTTAAAGATCACATAAGAGTTAAATATAATTTAAACTTAGTTAATAAAGCTACATGGGGAAATCTTTACAAACCTGGTGAAGTTACGCCACCTTTATTACAGATAGATAAAGTAGATTTAAAAAATTCACCTGATTACGTTTTATTGTATGGAGTTAGCAGTCAGGAATGTAGTGTTCGAATACATTACGATGATAATAGACGTAAAGGAAGAAGTTGGGATATGAAATTAAAAGATAACAAATTTATTATGTTTCCTTCAACTTGTATGTATTATTTAGATAACAAACAACATGATATATTAAATTTTATCCAAACTATAACCTATGATTTTATCTAATTACTACTGGTATTTTAAATCTGCATTAACACCAAGATTTTGTGATGAAGTTATTAAACATGCTTTATCTCAAAAAGAAGAAATGGCTAGGACATCTGGTTTTGGACATAAAAAATTAAATAAAAAAGAAGTATTAGATTTAAAAAGAAAAAGAAATTCAGATTTAGTTTGGTTAAATGATACTTGGATTTATAAGGAATTACACCCATACGTATTTGAAGCTAATAAAAATGCAGGATGGAATTTTGAATGGCATAGAACAGAATCCTGTCAATTTACAAAATATAAGCTTAATCAATATTACGATTGGCATTGTGATAGTTCAGCTAACCCTTATGTTAAAAAAAACACTAATGATCCTGATCATGGTAAACTTAGAAAACTATCTATGACGTGTCAATTAACAGATGGTTCAGAATATGAAGGTGGAGAATTAGAGTTTGATTATAGAGATTATGAACCACATACAAGAGAGGAAGATAAACATTTAAAAAAATGTAAAGAGATATTACCTAAAGGTTCTATTATTATTTTTCCCTCTTTTCTTTGGCATAGAGTTAAACCAGTAACAAAAGGAATAAGATATTCACTTGTTGCATGGCATTTAGGACATCCGTTTAAATGATTCATAAAAGTAATTATTTTTGGACTTCGGTTTGGGTAGAACATAGACCCGAATATGTAAAATCTTTGAATAAAGCGAGCAACAAACCTATTAAAGAAGCTATACAAAAAAATAAAGCTTACATAAAAAAATATGGTGATTTTGGAACAACTCATCACTCTGCTACTTTATTAGGAGATAATAATTTTTTAGATTTTAGAAAATATATAGGTCAAAAGTCTTGGGAATTTTTAGATCAAATGGGTTATGATATGAGTTTATACACAACTATTTTTTCAGAATTATGGGTTCAAGAATTTTCAAAAAAAGGTGGTGGTCATCATTCAGCACATATTCATCACAATCAGCACGTATCAGGATTTTATTTTTTAAAATGTAGTGATAAGACTTCATACCCAATTTTTCACGATCCAAAAACAGGAGCAAGAACAACTAAACTTGCAATGAAACCAAGTGTTAATAATATTCTAGCTGGAACAGATATAATTCATATTAAACCTACACCTGGTACGTTAATTATTTTTCCTGGATATTTAGAACATGAATATGCAGT